TAAAGATAAAGGAAGAGCTGGAAGAGATTCAGCACTAGACGATCTTTTAAAGAAACTTAAGATGGTTCGTGATGCAGCAATTAATGCAGAAGGTGGAGTAAAAGAACTTTTAAGAATTACTTCTGGAGAGGGTATATCAAAATTCTCTGGTGTAATGCAACAATTACAAGAGGGTGTTACTGCTAAAAATAAAAAGGGTAAAGTAATTGGAAAAGGTATTAAAGCCAATAGAGGATTCCTAGACTTTATACAGGGACTAGACAAAAAAACATTAGCAGAATTTTTAACTGTTACAAAAAAGGGAAAGGCTGTTTTAACAGAGGCAGGCGCTGCTGCTAATGAAGCATTTGCTGAATTGCCAATTGGTGAGTTTCAAGAACAACAAAAGAGAACCGTTGAAGGGGCTATAGCACAACGTGGAGCATTCCTAAAGCTTCGTGCTGCGGGTGTAGGTTATGCACAAGCCTTAGAAATGATTAAAGATGAAGCTCTTGCTATTGCTATTGTTAATAAAGATATAGATCCAACCGAACTTCGTAGAATGGCAGATGAGGCAGAAAGAGCAAAGAATGAAGTTAAACTTTTAAATTTAGCATTAAGAGAAACTGCACAGGCTACAAGAGACAAAACAATAGAACTTCAAACTGCCCTTAAAGCCTTAGAAGGAGCAACTAGCGGAACCTTACAAAAAGAAATGCTTAATCAATTAGATTTACAAATTAAGTTGCAAAGAGCATCTTTGGCAAATGCAGATTCAGAAAAACAAAGAGAAAAGATTCTTAAAAATATTGCAGATCTTGAGTCTAATAGAACTGTTATTGCTGAAAAATTTGGCAAGCTTACAAAAGAACAACTTGCCTTAATTGCATCAGATCCTGGACTTGCACAAGGAATTAGCGACTTGCTTTCTGGAGCGGTACCATCAGAAGAAATAGCAAACAGACTTAAAGACATATTTGATATGCTAGATGGTACAACAATAAATGCAAATCTTCAGCTAGATATTGATATGCAAGTAGATCCAGTTTCTGCTGTTAAAAAGAAGATTGATGAAATATCTTCAATGATGAATAAATATTTTCAGCTTCGCCGTGCCCAGATTGAACGAGAATTTAGAGAAGAAAAGAGAGCAGCAGAGTCAGCGGTTAGAAAAGCTGAAGAAAGAGTTCGTGCAGAGCAAGCCGTTGTTGATGAAATACAAAATAGAATTGATCTTATTCAGCTTGAAATAGATAAATCTCAACTTGCTATAGATTTAAGATTTGATCAACCATTAAAAACAGCACAGGATGCTTCAGAAGCACTTTCTCGCAGCATAGAAACCAATTTATCAAGAGAAATTGAAAGACTGCAAGAGATTTCGGATGATCTTGCTCGGAGCATAGAGCTAGAGTTTAATCGCCCAATAGAAAATCTAGAGTCTCAAATTAAAGATCTATCAAGATCTATAGAGCTAAACTTTGAAAGACCAATGGCTGCGCTACAAGAAGAGTCTTCTGATCTTGCCAATGAGTTAGAGTTAATGGATAGAGTTGCTGAATCAATTAATGAAAAATATGATAAGCAAGAAGAAGCGCTTCAAAAGATTTCTGATATAAGTCAAGACATAGCGCAACAAGAAAAGGATAGAATATCTCTTGCAGATGCTCTGTCACAAGGTGATATTTCAGCTGCCGCACAATTAGCACAAGAGATGAGATCTGAGGCTGCAGGAAAGGCTGCAAGTGCAGAATCTGATAAGTTACGGGTAGCAAGAGAGAATGAGCTTTCACGTTTGGTAGCAAAAAATGGAATGACTAGAAAACAGATTGAGGATCGTCAATTTGCTATTGGACAACAAATATTTAATCTAGAAGAGCAAAGAGAAGCGGTAGATGCAAGAATTTTAATTCTTCAAGATAACATTTACAATATTGAACAAGCAAGAGAAGTTAAGAATAGAGAGATTAATGCACTTGCTGAACAGATATATGTTCTTGGTGAACAGCGTGAAGATCAGCAGCTAAGGCTTCGTGCTATTGAAGATACTATTTATAATATAGAGAAAGAACGTAAGATTCTTCTTGATGCCCTTGAAATTAAAGAACGTGAAATATTAACAATAAGATTTAATGAGTTGATTCCAGCACAGGCAAAACTTGATTTACAACAAAAAGAACTTGATAAGCAAAGAAATATTCTTGAAGGTATTGAGGAACAAGAGAGGGCTGCACTAGAATCACTTCAGGCACAAGAAGATGCTTGGAACGATGTAGAATTTGCTATTCTTGAAGCAGAACTTGCTATGTGGGACTTCAATGCTGCTCTTGAAGAGGCAATTAGTCTTGCAGAACAATTAGCAGCACTTATGGGGTCTTTAGGTGGAATAAAATCAGGTTTGACTGGATTAAGTCCTTTAAATAGAAGTAAAACAATTGGAATAGAGTCTATAAACAATGTTTTAGATAATTTTTATGATTTATTATCAGACGCTGATACAAAAATAGTTGATCTTGAACTAGCTATTGCTAATGCTATGGAAAAAGGTCTAGATACATCTGCTTTAGAAGCACAATTACAAGCAGCACAAGATGCCGCTGAAAAACTTGCACAACAAGCAAGTGATGCTGCAGATGCTTTAGAACTAATGGAAAACGCTACAAGCCAAGAAGATGTTAATGAATTAATCAATGCTGCAACACAAATAGAATCTGATCCAGAACTTCTATATGCAATTGCTGCAGAAGGAAATGGCATTCGTGGAGGATGGTCATTAGCAGATGTAATGGCTATGATTCAAGAAGGAAATATAGCACCTGGTGTTGACCCACAACTTTTACAACTTGCTAGAGCAAGAATAGCAGGTGGTGATAGGGTCGGTGGTGGCGGCGAAGGTATGCTTATGCTGGCAAAAGGTGGTCTTGCTAAATTAAGATATATGCGTGGTGGCGGAATGATGAAACCACAATATTTTGATTTTGGTGGATTGGCTAGGGGTAGTGATAAAATTCCAGCAATGCTAACTCCTGGTGAATTTATTATGAGTAAATATGCTGTTCAAGATTTTGGTTTAGATAAAATGAAAGCCATTAATAATGGAACATATGATAATGATGCAGTGTATAATTATAGTATTAGTGTAAATGTTAAGTCTGGTGCAAATCCTGATGAAATTGCAAGATCAGTAATGACACAGATTAAACAAATTGACTCACAAAGAATTAGGGGGCAGAGAGTTTCATAATGGCTACCGCGGCATATTTGACAGGTCGTAAAAGATATCAGCGCCCAGAGGCAGTTCTTTGGTCTAATAATTCTGGAACCCTAACAAATGGGCTATATCTTCCAAATGGTTTTGAGGTTGGGGCTGTGGTTCCTGGCGGTACAGATGAAGATCTAATTGATCAATTCATAATACTATCAGATAATAATCGTGGAGAGATTAATTTTAATAAACAAAGAATTGAAAAGCGTGAAAGAACTATTAATGGCCGTATGCGTTCTTATCATATTGCAGATAAACTTAATATTAATATGTCTTGGAATATGCTTCCATCCCGTGCATATTTTGAATTAGCAGCTTTTGATTCTAATGGAATATCCCCATATAAAAATACATCTGGTGAATTTACAACAGATGGTGGAGCAGGCGGGGTAGCAATATTAGATTGGTATAACTCCCACCCTGGACCATTTTGGATGTATCTAGCATATGACAAATATAGTAATTTTAAAACTGGTGGAGAAATTACTAATGCTTCTTTTGGACATTTAGGACAATATAATGAAATTATTGAAGTATATTTTGCAGATTTTAACTATACCGTCGTAAAACGTGGGGGCAGCACATACGACTTTTGGAATATTAGCGTAACCCTAGAAGAGGTCTAAAATGTTTGTAAATGAAACATTAAAGACTCACCTAGAAACATCAGCAACAATACAGTTAAGATCTTTAGTTCTTGCTGAGTGGAATATGAATATGCCAGACAATATTTTTCTACTTGGTAATTATCGCTACCGCCCAACAACTCCAGGCTCAGACTTTTTTACTTTACCTGTAATTTTTGACTCTTTGGATTCTGGCGGGTATTACACAGGAGCCACAGACGCAGATGTAGTAGTAGATGGTGGATTTGACAATAATGGAAACCCACAACAATTCACTCTTTTAAAAGATAAAATGAAAATGCTTTATTCTTTGGAAGATTGTATTAAACCATTTAGACCACGTTCTGGCATTAACAAACCATTATATTTTTCTGGATCTTATTTACCAAACTCTGGCGCAGATATTGCTCAGCGTCCTCGCTGGTATATGCCTTCTCGTTATGATCAATTTAGATACTGGACTTCTTATAGAACAGAAGATAATGTTGAATATGGAATTGCTAAAAATATATCAAATGGTTTATATTACATTGACGATACCGCTCCTTTTGTGGTTTATAAAAATCAAGTTCCAGCAAATCGTATTATCGTAAAAATGCAGACTGGAGTTGGAACGGTAGACTTAGGACCATTTACAACAGCAACAGGAACACAGGCAGATCCTCTATTTGGTAATACAAATAAAACAACTCCAGCAAGATGGAGAATACAATATCTTAATGGAGATAACTGGGTAGATGCATACACATTTACAGAAAATGATACAAGAGAAGATGGTTCTCCCATCATTGCACCAGACGGATATGTTGAGTTACAGTATGGGCTAATTGTTCCAGATGCCTTTAAAGATATATATAGATTTGCAGAAACACTTTCATCTAGTACGTTACTACCAGAAAAATCTTTGCTTGGATACGCTTATTTGGTTATTGAAAATGATGGAGATTTGGGTACATTTTATATTTGGGATGGAGATAGTTATGATACATTTTCTCCACAATATGCATGGACTTTAGGTTCTGAAACAATTACAAACCAAACATCTTTTGTAACAGATTTAACATCTCCAGCAGAATTTACAAACAATATTGCTGGAGGAACATCCTATAGAGAGTTTCAGTATATGCGAGGGATTAGGGTTGTAGTTGAAACCATGAACAAGTTTGATTCAACCTTTGATCTTATTGAGTTTTCCCCAAGACTTGTTGTTGATTTATCTGATAAAACTATTGAATATAATGTAGTAAAAATACTTTCTGATGTTGGAGTAACATCCTTGCCAGTTGGACAGCTTCTTGCATCTACAGGAAATTTATCTGTTTTTGATGATGATCAATCATTTAATGAAAATAACACATCTAGCATTATTGCAGATTATATTAGAAAAAATATTAAGTTTACCTTTCATGAAATTGTTTCAAATGTAGAAGATATAGATGGTTCAGTTTATGATTATTATATTCCGATTAAAACAATGTATTCAGAAGGCTTTCCACAAGCAGATGTTACGGGGGCATCAGTTGAAATTGAATTAAGAGATTTTTATTTTTTCCTTGAGTCAATGCCAGCACCAAGATTATTATTAACAGAGTCATCTCTTAGTTTTGCAATTACTACCTTGCTAGACTATATTGGTTTTACTAATTACGTATTTAGAAGAGTAGATGGAGAATCTGATCCAATTATTCCATATTTCTTTGTTGCCCCAGATCAAAACGTAGCAGAAGTATTAAACCAGCTGGCTGTCTCAACACAAACAGCAATGTTCTTTGATGAATATAATAATTTTGTTGTAATGAGCAAAAACTATTTAATGCCAGATATTGACGATAGAGAAACAGACTTTGTTCTACTAGGCAACAATAATCAAACAGATGCAGGAGTCATTGAGAACGAATCTTCAGGAAATATTCCAAACATATTATCTATAGCCTCACAAGATAAAAAGGTATACAACGATGGTCGTATATCGTATACAACAAGATATTTACAAAGATCTTATGGATCAATTAGGCAATCCAACATGGTAGATAAAGAAAAAACATGGATATACAAGCCAGCACTTTTGTGGGAAGTGGGAGCAACTCAAGCAACCAAAACAATTAATGAGGTTGCATCTCAGCAGGGCAACTATGTATTGGGTGCTATGCCCATCAACTCTAATCTTCCAGCCACACCACCAACCGTATCTGGCGGGGTAGTTATAAATAATACAATTGATCTTGGTGAAAACGTATACTGGTTAACAAGATATCAAGGATATTTTTATGCCAATGGAGAAATTATTAAATATGATGCTGCTGAATTTAATATTACAGGAACTGGAAATGTGTGGATTACAAACAATCAAGAATATCAGAGATATTTTGCTACCCTTCCATTTAATGGAAAAATATATCCAACTGGTTTAGTTCGTATTTATTCTGTTCCATATTATGAAACAATTGATGGCATTGAGCGTTTACAGCCTGGAGCAGTATTTGAAAGTGGGCGTGGTCAATTTGGTACACCAATAGTAGAACATTTTGCGGGAATAAGTAGTTATTGGAGCGACAGCTCCTATGTTCGTGGATGCAATATGCAAACGCAATACCTGTTTACAACAGAATTAGATCCAACTGTTCCAGCAACAACGATTGGCGCTGCTGGAGTTAGTAATGATTTAGCAAAACAAACAACAAGAAATGGCATTATTAAAAACTTTATGGCGACAACATATTTAACTGAAACAGCGGTAAATGATTTAAAATCAACACAAGCAGGAACTATGCAGTCGTCTGCATTAATTATGAACGGCCCATCTTTTAAAACCACAGAAACACCTTTAAACTTTGTTTCTTATGTTTATAAAAATTTAGATGACGCCTATAAATTATTTGGAACCAGATTACGCATTATTGGAAAAATTGAAAACAACGAAAATCGTGCTCAAACTCCAATTGGAAGCACATCTTACTATCAGGTTACTGGGGCTTTGCCAAATCAGAACATAAGCATAGGCGGTGGATCTGGCGGTATTGCAGTATTGTTAAATCCAGAAACAAACAACGGATATTATTTTGAAATTATAGCAATGACAGAAGATAATATTGAATCTTATATAACTACAGATAATGCAGGAAATCCAAACATATCAATTAACAATGTTGTTTTTTATAAAGTTGTAAAAGATTCATCAAACAATGATGCTGTTCCTGTAAAGCTTTGGGGTGGACTAGCGAATATTATTGTTGACGATGGTCGTTTTACTGGACAGTATAGAATGGCTGGAGAAGAAAATTCAACGGTATATGATTTATCTGTAGAATATGAAGACATTGGAACTACCCGCAGATTCTATTTGTATATTAATAATAAGTTGATTCAAGTAGTTGATGATCCAAATCCTTTGCCAATTTATAACAATATTGCTCCTTTTGTTCGTGGATCTTCTAGGGTTATGTTTGAAAATATTTTTGCTTTAGCAGAAAACTATTCACAGAATACCGTTTTTACAGTTGGAGAAACTCTTTCAAGTGCTTTTGGAGATAAAGGTATTGATGCAAATGAGTCATTTCGTAAATATGCTATGAGTGGAATTATTCAGGCCACCTATTTAAATGGACTGAGCCCTCAACAGCCACCAAAATATAATATGTATTTTGACGAGTTTGGAACGATTATGCGTGAATGTGCATACTTTGATATTAGATATGACAGGTCCTATCCTGCTCTTTACGCACAGCTGTCTCCAACTTTAAATAGAATCAAGGGCTACACCACGTCTGGTTTTCAAGCAGACTCCTATGGAGCAGAATTTTTAATATTTAATGCTACAGATACCGCTCTTAATCTTGATGAAACAACTGGAAACTATTTAAGAATTCAGGGTATAACATTTACTCAAGACACTACTTATGAATTAACTGTTGATGAATATTTTAAAAAGAAAAGCAATTTTTCTACCCCGCAACTTCAGGGTAGCGCAACAATAACATCTCCATTAGTAGAAAAAGCTAAATATGATGAAATAAAACAAAGTAGAATTATATATGGTAAAAACGAGTTTGCCATAGAGAGTCCATACATACAGAGTCAAGACGATGCAGAAGATTTGATGGGTTGGATTATAAATAAAGTGATGAGTCCTAAAAAAGCTATTGGCCTACAAATGTTTGCTATACCTACCTTACAACTTGGTGATATTGTAACAATTAACTATAAAGACTCTGACGGCCTGGATTTAGTTACCCCTACATCAACTAGGTTTGTAATATATAATATTGCTTACGGCAGAAGTCCAGACGGACCTACAATGACTATCTATTTGAGTGAGGTATAAGATGAGTGTATCAGCATTGCCACCCACACCCTCTAACGCTGGTTTAAATATTAGCGCCTTTTCTGTTAATCCAGTTTTAACAGCACCAATTGATACCATATTGCTTAATGAAGAAACTACTCCTATAGAGGTTATGGCTGATTTAATATTTGAAAATATTGGTGGTCAGGAATTAATTAATATTGCCAGAAATGACACGGTAAATGGTCAAACTGTTATTTATCAACCAATTAAAAATCTTTCAACAATACAGCAACAATATAACCCTAATAATATTGTTAGTCTTCAGTCTACATCAGATAAATATTTTCAAAACTTTTCTATTAAATTTGAGACAAAGGTTCCCAATGTTGGAAATGGACCAAATGGAGATCATGTCTATATAGATACAGATACTGGCGGCTTAGTCATTGAGGCTATAAATATTCAAGATGGCGAACAAATTCAGGTAGAAATAACTACAAGTGGTACAATATATGAGGCGGAATTATGATAACAAATACTGGACAGTCTATTATTGGCAAATACCTTCTTGGTCAGGCGCCTGCCTATGCCTCTTATATAGCCGTAGGATGCGGCGCACAGCCCCTAGAAACCGCTGACCCATATGGAGACTACTCCGATAAGGAGAACCTGGACTTTGAGATGTTTCGTGTTCCTATTTCATCAAGGGGATTCGTAAATGATGGCGGTACAGAAAAACTAGTCCTAACAGCAGAATTACCAACAGAAGAAAGATATGAAATAACAGAAATAGGATTATACTCAGCAGGATCAAATCCATCTGCTGGAGCCTATGATAGCAAGGTTGTTTTTGCTTTTACACAGGGAGAAAACTGGCAATATCATGATCAGTCATCAGCTTCTGCTATTCCAACAATTTCACAGCCATTAGATGATCCAGATGATAATAATATTATTGCTACCTCAGATCCAGTGTTTCAAACAAATGCAGACAATTCTATATTTTTCAAATCTCCAAGAACAACAAGATATGAGCGTTGTAGATTTTTAAATAATATGATTGTGGTTGTTGGAGATGATGCTGACCTTACAATAGACCCATCAACTGGAAGTTCTGCGGGTCATTTTTATATTGAATCAGGATCAAACCATATTCATTTAACTGGTGCTGATGTAGATTTTTCAAAAAATGCTCCAACAGATGAATTAAGACTTGCATTTTCTATTATAAGTAAAGACGGAGATTCTAGTGATGTTCCAGATACCGTTCGTATTTTGGTTGAGTTTTCTTCTACAGATGCAGAAAATGCTGGTGAGTATGCTCGCCTTGAAGTTGAGCTAGATAATGGATCTGGTACTGGAGGAACATATGATTTTTCAGAAAACAGATATTATGTTATAACAGAACAGCTACAAAATCTTTATGTGACTCCTAATTTTACTTGGGATGCTGTAACCGTTGTTAAGATTTACACATCTATTCAGGTTGCAGATGTTCCTACAGGAGATTATTACATAGCATATGACGCTTTAAGATTAGAAAATGTTTCTACCATTAATCCACTCTATGGGTTAACTGGATATTCTGTTATTAAAAATGCAAATGCAGAAACAATTATAAAAAATCCAAACACTAGCAACTATATTGAATTTAGATTTACCGTTGGAGTTTCATAATGTCGGATCCAGGTATTAAAAAATACCGTCAAGCATACACGGACCTTTCTCCCATAAGCAGTGAAACAGAAGGGTATTCGCTAAGATACAGAATTATTTCTGAAGATAGAAACAGAGTTTCTCACTGGTCTCCAGTTTATCTACTTGTACCAGATTATACCTATGTTCCTGGAACAATTGAATTTAATAGCGCAAATCAGGTAGCAAGTTTTACATGGGATCCAGTTATAGTATTAAAAGAAAAAACGACAGTTTCTAGTATTACAAACAAACAGTTGACTAGCAATTTAGCAACATTGACAACTGACGGCGCACACTATATGAATGTAGATGATTGGGTAACTGTAGAATCCGTAGACTCAACTTTCAACGGTACATATAAAATAAATGCTGTAACTGCAGATACTTTTACATATTATAAAGATCATGGAAATATTGGATCTACCCCAGTCAGTCCTTCTGGAACATATAAAACTAATTCATTAGTTACTAATGCAACAGGATATGATATTTGGTTGCGTTGGGACAGAAATGATAATGGAGATTGGTCATATAAAGAAAGAATTCAAACAACCTCAATATCATATCCGCATGTTTCTTTTTATACTATTAATGGTGTTGTGCAACCACAGGCACCTAATAGACTTAGTATTGAAATATACTTAACAGGAGAGCCCGTTGCTAGAGCAGACGGAGCTGCTGGAACGCCATTTTTAAAAGTATACAGAATGCTAAATCAAACGATCTAATGATATAATGGAGATATATGGCTAAAGTACCGCTACCAGAACGAGGACAACCCTTAGATGTTACGTACATCTATCAGTTGGCTGACACAATAAATGATATTTCAACACAGGTTTCATCAGCAACCTATAACTATACAACAGTAGATACGGCTAGTGCTGGTAAACAAAGCATTAAAACATCAGAGGCTAGAATAATTGGCGGGTTTGTGGAGGTAGCAAATAACTCTACAGTAAGTGCTGGTAATGAAAAAACATTTGCTTATGATTTTCCATCAGACTTTAAGTATGCTCCAATTGCTACTGCAACTGCTTTAAATATTGGCAACACGCCAGCAGGTCAAAATGTTACAGTTATTTTAAAATCTGTAACTACATCAAGAGTAGAAGGAATTGTTAGATTTGGTGTTTCTGGAGATTTATCTTTAGCTGTACACTTAATCGTAATTGGTATTCCAAACTAAGGGGAATTGGGTTAAATGATTTATTGCAGAAAATGCAGCGGTAGAATGTTTATTGACAGACAATATTCTAGTCAAATACATCTAGAAACAGCGTGTATTCGTTGTGGCACAAGAACTTTTTATCATCCCCCATCTACAAGCAGGGAGGGTCTATGGCTTTTAAACCTAGAAAACTTGAGAGCAAAGGCTACAATGGCCAGCCTATAATTAAGGGCAATAAGACTATATGGTTTCTTAATGGCGATTTAGTTAGGCTTTATCATAGTTCAAGATCTACTGGAATGGTAACTGTTTATAATATTACCAAAGATAGATTAGAAACTTGTATGCGTTCTGATTTTAGAAAAAATAGAGAACGAGCATATACTGTATCAGAAACTGCACAACTTGTCAATAGGCATCGTAAATATATTCCATCTTTAATTAAACGTGGAGTCATTCCTCCACCAACTGGAGCACAAGCTGGTGGTGTTAGACATTGGCAAGTAAGAGCATACTATTCTGAATCGCAAGTAAGAGAGATACGTGATATACTTGCAAGCATACATTTTGGCAGACCAAGAAAAGATAACTTAATAACAAATAATATGACTCCTACAAGTCAGGAGTTGACACGTAGAACTGGCGATGGTATACTGGTTTATACAAAAACTGAAGATGGTAGGTTTATACCTATCTGGACAGAGAGCATTAATTAGCCTTTGAAGGAGGCAGTGGTGGAACAAAGAAATGATACAAGAGTATCTGCAACACTTGGATACACGCTTAATCTAGGCAACTTTCAATCTTTGAGAGTTGATCTTGGTGTAGTTGACAGCGTTCGTGATGGTGAGACTACAAATGATGCAATGAATCGTGTATACGATTTTGTTGAAGCAAAGGTTGTTGAAAAGGTACAAGAGGCAAAAGAAGCAATAGCAGAGGAGTAATAGTGGTTGATCGCAAAGACCGAATGGCTTTGCTCAGTCGCTACAATAAACTCCATTTGCAGAGATACGAGCAAAAGTCTAATCTCAATCTTAATGTTGAGCAATGGGCATCGGATGCCTTGATAGAATCATATGGGCTTGCTGCTTGCTATGATTTATTAACTTATTATTTTGAGGTATCGCAAAATCCATCTTGGAACTTTTTTGCATATAATGCACAGCAAATTATTAACGGTAGGGATGCCGTAGAAAAAGATTTAATTGAAAGAGCAGAGCGTAGAAAATTAGCGAAAGAGTGGTTGAGTGAATAATTCAGAGGCAAAACTAATATCAGCAGTTCTTGAAGATAAACAAGTTCATGTTTTGCTTCAGGCCAACATAGACTCTCTTTTACGCACACATAATGATGTTTGGAACTTCATTAAAAAGTATTCAGAATCAAATAGCACGGTTCCGCCAGTGTCTTTAGTAGTTGAAAAGTTTAGAGACTTTGTTCCAGTTCCAGGGGTAGGCGCAACCAAGCATCACTTAGAAGAATTACAATCGGATTATTTAAATGATAGCCTTAAGGATATTATTCGTAATGCTGCTACTGATGTTCAGGGTGGACAAGGCGTAAAAGCTCTTGAAGAATTAATTACAAAAACATCTGAGTTAAAAAAGAATACATCTGCTATTCGTGATATTGATGCAACAGATATTCAGTCTGCCGTTGCATATTTTGAGAATGTAAAGAAGCAGCAAGAGCTTGGCAAGATTGGAATTAAGACAGGTTTGCCAGGGTTTGACAACTATCTTCCTTCAGGGATTATGCCAGGACAACTTGGTATCTTCCTAGCATATCCAGGTATTGGCAAATCCTGGCTTGCTCTTTACTTTGCTGTACAGGCATGGAAGCAGGGTAAGACACCAATGATTATAAGTTTAGAAATGTCTGAGACAGAAGTTCGTAATCGTGTGTTTGCAATTATGGGTGAAGGTCTTTGGTCTCATCGTAAAATATCAAATGGAGAAATTGAAATTGATATGCTTAAGAAGTGGCATGAAAGTAAACTTGCTGGTAGACCTCCATTCCATATTATTTCTAATGATAGCGGTGGAGAAATTAATCCATCTGTTATTCGTGGAAAGATTGATCAATATAAACCAGATTTTATTATTGTAGATTATCTACAACTTATGGCACCTAATCAAAAGTCTGACAATGAAACGGTACGTATGAAAAACCTTTCAAGAGAACTTAAACTAATGTCTATTAGTGAAGAGATTCCTATCATTGCTATTTCATCTGCTACTCCAGATGATGTTACTAATATGAGTACCGTTCCAACTTTGGGACAAACTGCTTGGTCAAGACAAATTGCATACGATGCTGACTGGGTCTTGGCACTTGGCAGGGCATCCAACAGTGATATAATTGAATGTGCATTTAGAAAAAATCGTAATGGATTCATGGGAGACTTTTTAGTACAAGCAGATTTTGACAAGGGATATTACAGATATAAGGATTATGAAGATAACAAATAGAGAATCCTACACAGCGCAGCAAGTAAACAGAGTTTTAACAGGCGCAGGAATAGACATAGAGGCAGAATACGGAACTGACTATATTGTATTTTGTCCATATCATAATAACAGCAGAACTCCTGCTGGTGAAGTTTCTAAGGACTCTGGGTTATTCTTTTGTTTTGGATGTCAGACCACAAGAACTTTACCAGAGTTTGTAATGCATACCACTGGCAGATCATATTTTGAATCTGTTAGATATATAAAGAGTAAAGAAGTAGAAACAAACCTTGAAGATGTTGTAAACAAAGCTCTTTATGCTGCACCAGATTTTGTTCAATATGATGAGTTATTAATTAAAAGATTAAGCAAGCAGGCCATAGATAGTCCCAGATCTGTTTCTTATTTTGAAGGTCGCAGAATTACAAAAGAATCTATTACTAAGTTTGACTTGGGGTATTCAGAAAAACAAGATTCAGTAATAGTTCCAATGCATTCTCCAGATGGAATGTGTATTGGTTTTGTTGCAAGAACAATAGAAGGCAAAGAATTTAAAAATACACCAGGATTACCTAAAAGTAAAATATTATTTAATTTGCATAGAGTAAAAACATCAAAGTTTGTTTATGTAGTTGAATCATCCTTTGATGCAATTAGGTTAGATCAAGTAGGTTTCCCTGCAGTTGCTACGCTGGGGGCTAATGTTTCATCAAGCCAGATGAAGCTTTTAGAAAAGTACTTCACAAATGTGGTACTTGTAGCA